TTATTGCGGTGTATCTAGCGTTGCCGTTTTAGTCTTTTGATTCCAATCGATTTTGGAACCTGAGATGTTGTCGCCTGCTGCACGCAACGGGATAAGCACCGTATTATTGATCATGACTGCACCTTCAATCTGATTTCCATTAACGATTGCCGTTACCTTGTCTTCAGCTTCAGCTTTCTGAGTGTCAGGTGTATTGAAAAGATCAAGCTCGGCCTGTCTACGCCGCACCAAGCCTTTCAATACATTGCCCCCTGCCTTGTTATACTTGGTGATGCTTGAGGCAATCTGGGCTACTGTACGTCCGTTACATAGCTGTTTTAGATTTCCCGGGCCAGTGTTGTAGCAAAAGCTTGTGAGTGCATCGAATTGATTCTGTGTGAGCTTGTCCGTAACTGGCACGTAAGACGGATTATTGACATAAGCTTCATATTTAGCAAGATCGGCAACTAGCATAGCGTCAGCCTGCGCCTGTGTGATCTTCTGACCTTGTTTTACATCCTCCCCATAATGTCCCCAACCGATTGTCCAATACTGCTCCGTGGACACTGGCTTGTACGCTGTGAGTTTGCATCCTTCAAATGATTTAATCAGATCAATTCCTACTTTAGATATTTTACGCATCCGTACCCGCTCCTTTACGAGACTCAGCCCGTTCCATTTTTTTGTCCATTTCAGATTTCACCCAGTTAATCAGCCAATTGAATACAGGGAGTGGAACCCATTCCCCCCACCCTGCCCTGATCGAGTTGGCAACCATGCTTTGGATCACATGATATAGCGTACCGATAGACAATGCCCCGAAGATTAAACCAGGCATCTGGAAAACCACATCCAACAAATGCCCCCCGGCAGGCAGTAGCAGCACAAAGAACGTCCGCCAGATACCTTGCAAGCCGTAACGACTGCCATAGGAATTATCCATCTTGGCCGCGCTGATCCCCGACATCCAATCAAGGACGACAAAAAACAAAACGGCTGTCATAAAGCCCATTACCGCCTCATCCCGGCCATACAAAAATTCAAATACCGGGACTACCGCCGCCCCCGTTGCTGCAAAAAATGCTTTCCACTTATCCACTTTCTTTCCCCCTGAATTCAATATGAAAAGCCCCCTGACCACTCCAGAGGGCATAAAAATAGCGCACCACTTGGGTACGCTTGTTAAATTCCTTCGGTTTTCTCCAGGATGTAATCTTCGACTGCTTGCCGATAATCGGCGTTTGTGATGTCATCAAGTAAATACACTTGACCAGTTTTCGGATTAAGTCCCTTGTTCAAAATTCTTTCCGCCGCAATCCTTACAACCACTTCGTTTACCATTACAAAATCCCTCCTGTGTTTTCATTGGCCAACAACAAAATCTGATCTTCCAATTCCTTCATCTTCTCTTCCGCAGTTGGTTCGGCATAAATCCTTTCCACCACTGGTAGCTTTGTATCAGGATCAATCTTCACAATACGATGAGTGTTAAAATTGATTTCGTCATGCACAAAGTCTATGTGCCCTAATTTTGTAATCTCTTTGAGCGGAATTCCACCACTATCTTGCCAGAATGATGCTACAATTTCCCCGTCTTGATCATATATAATCCTCAGACCTGTTTGCATTTTAGCGTCACCTCCTTTCCTATCTCTATATATTGTGACCCTGATAATAAAAAAAACTAATTATGCATAATCGTTATTTCGTTTTAAACGCTTGCCAAAAGTATTCTGTGTTCCCGGCATACACTGGCAATCTAAAACCAGTTTTACTTATAGAAGCAGCGGCTCCATCCAACCTAAATTCTGTAGTGAACATATTAAAGATAGTGTATCCCCCAGACATAGGACTTTTTGTGTCTACGTAAGTTAGAAAGGCGGGTGTGGCGTCGGCGCTCCTTTTAATAACGATAACATCCGGCAAAAAATCCAGCGGTACGGTCAATGAATTTTGGGTATTCGTTCCGCCTTGGGGATTGTAAAATGTCATTACAATATTATCATTAGTAAGCAATCCACTTGCATACTTCACACCATCTGGTCCATCCAACCCGGAATTATCCAATGAGAAAAAATCTATCCCTGGCATTATGTCACCTCTTTGCCGCTGATGTAGTAGGTAGCGAAGTTTGAACCACCGCTCGTACCAGCAAACCCTGAGATTGACTCTCCTGCATATATAATTTGATCCACGAAAGGGATCGTGATAGTGTCATTGGCTTTTACAGTGTGTTGGTAAATAACTTCAGTACCAGCAAATAGCAAAGTTACACTAATTGCCTGTGAGAGTTTATTACAAATTGTTACCGCCTTGATCAGCACAGTTGAGCCAATAGGTGCGGTATAAATATTTGCCGCAGAACCTGTACCGAAATTTCCCTTCGCAAGCCTCTTTGCTACTACCGCCATCTATAACGCCCCCCATAAGTCTTCTTCAGGTGTTTGTAATACCCAAGGGTACCATGTTGTCGTCACTTTGGTTCTGGTGTAAATGCTTGATCTACTCTCTAACGATGTCGCCCTTTGAACAACAACATTAGTTCTCTCGCTTGATACTGCATCACCTGGATAATCTTCGATTAAGAATGAACCAATTCTTGGGCCGTTTGTTGGATTTGTTACCGCATAAACACCAGTGCTCAAGTCATTCAAGTCGTAACCATTCGGTAATTCTTTAACACTTCCATTATCCTTGGTCAACGGGTACTTTTGCCACGTCTTATCATCTGTGTACTTTTGAGCTGCTAATCTTGCATCATTTAACGCCTTTTCAGTAGGTGCAAGTTTTTCCGAATCTCCGTCAATTTTGTTTGACAGTTGCACGATCCCTTTTTCCGTAATTGATGCATCCTTTACATCAACAACGATGTTTCCCAACGCTTCCTCCAGTTCGTCATAAGTGACGTAAACCAGAGATTCATTAATGATCGCTGTAACGTTGGTGGCAGAGCCTACAATCACGTTCATATTGACGTCTTTCTCAATAACCCCGTCACCAATAGGTGCAATGTAATCGGCTGTAGATCCAGCGTTAGCATACATATACAAGATTTCACCCTCGTCTGGATCGGTTGCAAAAATACCAATCTCCCGGAAATAGAATCCCGTCTGTACATCTGCATTGGTTAAGGTAGCCCCCACAACGGCTCTCGTTGCCCCAGGTGGATGTTTTAGCCTGATAATAGGTAAGTTCTTTACTGGCGTAATCAGGGCTGTCATAGCAGCCAGGGCTTGTCCTGCTAGCGTTCCGCTGCCAACTGCCATCCGAGTATATTCGAGTTTAACGCCTGTCTGAGCCTTTGCCTGTAACTGACGTCCTTTATTAGTTAATACATAAATCCATGATGACATGCTGACCCTCCTATCCTATCGTTATGGTTTCGCCAATGTGTACGGCAATTCCATAGTATAAATCGTTCGCATGTACCGTCTCTTCAATGACTACCGCCTCTAGCCAAGCGCTTTTTCGCTTCACCGAATTTACCGCCTTGATAAACTCCTCTGCCTTATCGTTTGTTGCGCTTGGATCGGATGTGCGTACCCGGAAATAACCTCGCTCACCGTCATACTCAAACCACTCCTCTACTTGACCAGAACCAAAAAGGATCGCTACCAGATCCTCTACGGCTCCCGGTGTACCTTTGGCGAAGTGGAATAGATATGCATTCTTTACCAGGCTCCGTTTTTGTTGTATCGGCAACCTCACATCGTAGAAATCGACATGTAATTGCCAAGCCATTTCATCAGCTTCAGCATCATTCAGGGTATCAATCCGGTCAAACACTGACATCCTTTTCACTGCTGCGTTAGTGATTTCCAATTCCTCTTGAATTGCCAATGCAGCCGCACGATATGACGGATCGCTTTGAAGGTTGGGTGGTAATATTCCAATCAATCCAACTGTCGCAATATCATTCATCGGCCAAACCTCCAAAAACCAGATTTACAGCTCCTTCTCGCGCAACTTGCGTCCTATTCAATTCGGTGAATATGGGTTCAGTAACAGCAACACGCTGTGCTCCTGCTGCCATAACACGAGAAATAAGCTCAGATGGGTTAATGCCCCTCCCGAGCTTTGATTTCTGCCATGTGACAAAACTATTCACCGCATCATTCACTGCCTCTTGAATAGTTGCTGCCTCTGTAGCCCGTTCAACTGCGATGTAGTATGTCAGGCCGATATTGTACGTTACAACTTGTGGAGCTTGAACACTTACCAGATCCGTCAATGGACGAACGTCACGAGCTGATACCGCATCATATACCGCATCCAGTAAATCTTGTGTTGGCAGCTCACCGCCCACAAGCAACGGTGTGAGCAATATCTCAACTGGCGCCGGTGATTCCACACTAACGTCAATTATGGCCGCACTTGCTGTTTTAGCCCAATATTCATATGCCCCATCTGGACCCGCTACGCTGTATGATTCTGGAGCGCTGCGTATACGTCCTCTATAAGCATCGTCCTTTTCTTCATCTGCACCGCCTGAGCTTTCCGTCACATTTACCGTGCTTTGTATAAAAGCAATTGGATCCATGAGTGCATTAATCTGTCCAGGGATAAATCCATTGCCGCTTGTTCCTGAAACCGAACAAACAGCGCCGACATCGCCAGAAATCGACCCTATCGAAATCTGTAGCACAGACTCGGTTGTGAAGTAGATTTCACCGCCGCTACCATCCGGAGTGACCCGTGTTCCAGCAGGGATGATGATTGCTGATGTCTGAGGTGCAGAAAGCGTGAACCTCAGTGTGGTTCGAGCTGGTTCCGCTGGTAGCCTAGGCGTTCTATTATTTAACCCGAACTCATCAAGTACGTTCTGGCGTGCATATCTCAACATGTTTTGACTAAACGTTGCGTTAATCTGGACACGCTCTTGAACGATAATGGCCGCCAAGGCGCTCAGATTCAGATACTCAGGATCTGAAGGTTGCATTTTTCGTTTGGTGATTTCCTCGTGCTTGCTCAAAATGTTACTTAGAATAACCTGTGGATCATCTTCAACCAGCTTGAGCACCATGTCTATTCCTCCTCTCTTAACGTAAAGTACACAATGGGCACTAGGCTGTTTTCATCTATGTTAACCGTGATGTCCGTTACCAGGACTCTCGGTTCAAAATTCTCTATGGCAGACAATGCCGCTACCTCCAGCAAAGCCGCTGCCGCAGGCGTGGGCATGTCGATAACGATCGGATCAATACCAAAGTCACGATGCATCGGGCAAGTTCCCATAATTGTCTTGATAATGGTACGGATATTCTGTTTGACTTCCTCAACCCCAGATAACCCAAATTGGAGCGGAGCGTCATCCACTGTAACGTTATACACGCTCATGAAATGTACTCCTCCAAACTCAGGTTATATGTGGCACTTATTAGATTCCCGCGATTGTCGAGCTTTTGCCAATTCTGGACGAGACTTGTGATCTTCACTTTGTCTACGCCCATGCCTTTTCCACCGATACTGAATTTCATAATCTTCCCGTCACGACTATAAGCAACCAACTTGTCCACTTCTTTTCTTGGATTTAATCCTAAACGGGCATCAACCAAAACGCTCAAGTCGAATGTATCCAATCCAGGTCCCAAAAACTGAGAACGCGGTTTTTTCAATAGGATTTCATTGTTTGCCCATCGGTCGTTACTGGTCCTTGTAAAATCGCTGAACGTGCGTACTTTATATTTGGTGACAATAAAAACGATATCTCCAAGAACAGCAACCCCATCAGGTAAAGCCATGCTATCAACCCCCTATGTTTGCTGCTGTAACAGTACCCGTCACTACCAGATTTCCCTCAATGTTTACGGTTGTCGCCTTGATAGAAACGGTTTCAGCCTCTACGATCACGTTTTTAGCCTTAATGTGATAGGCTCCAGTATTCAGATCATAGAAAACTTGGCTCCCGTCTTCGAAAAATAAACCTTCCTGACCAGGACTGCCCAACCAGGTATCAGGCACACGGCCAGCACAGAAACCGTTACTCACTCCATTACCGAGCATCAGGCACAGCACCATGTCCTTAGGACGTGGAACCCCATTCCACAGACCAGATCCGGCCGGAATCACCAAAGGCAAACTACGACTGACAACATCCTCCCTATCCGGAAATGTGACTGTAATTGTCCCTGACTCAAAATCCACGGTCGAGCATTCGCCTACTTTGATTAATGCACTGATCATCTTACCACCCCAATACTTTTCTGATATCCAGATCCACGGTGTATGGAGCTGCGGCACTGATCCGATGATTAACGGCCTCGATGATGTATTTACCATCAAAATAGCCCCAACCTTTAATATTTACGGTCAAGCCTGCCGCATACCGTGTATGGCCGGATAAAGTCAGGCGAGCGCGTCCCGCCTTTTTGTTCTGCTCACGTAGGCTGTTTTTTGCCAGTCTATTGGCCTCAGCCACCGTTTCCACACTTTTGTTAACCCGAAGCACAGGCAAGCTGCCTGCTTTGGGAAGCTTGTATATACCCTTGACCGTTTTTGCTGGCTCTTTCTTGCTTTTGGGTATGGTGTATACCACTTCGCAGCTTCCATATGCCGCATTCTCACTGTTGGACTCAAAATCATATGACAGGACATCATCTTTCCCATAAACGATATCAAAAGCAGCCGCTGCCTTCTCGAACTTCTCTTCATTAAACAAAACAAGCTTGGCACCGCTGACTTTAAGGGTGATTCCCTCTTTGACAGCAATACCAAGCAAAAATTCAAAGTCTGTTTGTTCAGTCTGATCCAGGCGTTCATAGGATGGATTGGACGAAGCCTCATAAACGAGCGAAAGCTTTGCACGTTTGGCAATTTCAGCGGCCACAGTCTTCAGCTGAACTTTTTCCCATGATTTCGAACGCTGCTCCTGTTTAGACTTGTTCCCCTCGACAGGCAGTGCACTTGCTTCCATCGTGATGGTGTCTGGCATACCACCATAAGTGAACGACTTGAGATAGAATTTCCCGCATGGAAGCTTCAACTTTTCTCCCTGCTTGTCCCAATGATAAGTGAGAATGTCTGCTTTAATTTCGTCTCCATCATGTGGGACCCACTCTTTAATCCATTTCCTATCCCGATCATCCAGTTGGATAGTAATATCGTCGCCTTGGCCGGAATAGCCATCGTTATACGTAAAGTCCATTAAGTATGGTGCAATGTCCTTGTCCACGTCTTTCCCGTTGAATAAGAGAGACACAGCAGCATAGCGTCCCTTTTGTACCAGGTTACTCATCGGCCGTCCTCCATGAAGGCAGGGTGCTTGATTCCTGCGCCTGAAGTTCAGGAACGGCCAGGACAACACCTGCTGTAAATACCACTGTTTGGATATGATCGAGATTGGCATACATCAGAGCAGGCATGGCATCATAACTGCCTGTAAGTTTATAAGCGATTCCGTCCCAGGTATCCCCTTGGATGGTTCTGTAAGTCGTCATCCTACCAAACTCCTCCTCTGATTTCTTCGATCCAATTGGCGTAGCATACTTTCCAGCTCGTTAATCCCCATGGTCTGAGCTTGTACAACCTGAGCCTTCACTTGATCACGATCACCACCAGAAATAGAGTAACTTGGTGAAAATGCAATCGAAATATTAGAAGATCCAGCAAGCGCCCCGCTATCTCTTCCCATAATCCGGTTTGCTTCATCAAGCAAGCCCTGCGAACGAGGTTTGTTATTCAGTGGAATCGCAATTTCCGGACCAGCTTCACCAAAAATAGACGGTTCCTTTGCAATACCACCGTCTGCATACTGCTTCATCGGTGTGCCGTTTAATTTGGTTACGATATCTTGCGTCGTAGGAAGTTTGCCGATAGTCTGATAGGTGGCAACAATATTTATTTTTTTCTCGGATGGAATCAGATCCATTTGAGCATTCAAATCTTTTACTGCATTCGCTGCTCTATCAAAAGCGGCCTTTCCGTCATCGGACAATGTCTTGTATTTCTGTGACTGTTCATCGATTGTCCCGCCCAGGTTCAATTCAATTAACATTTTCTGAGCATCGTAGATAGCCTGATAGCTATCTTTAGCAGAACTTAACTCTTCAGACTTGGTTTGGAGTTCATCTAGTGTATTAATTAACCTACCGTCAATCTCATCGGTTACGCCTCTAATTAGGTCGAGATGACCAAATGAATACCCAATAGTTTCGCCGACATCGTTTGCTTTATCTAGCAATTCCTGAAGCTTACGAGTCCTTTCTTCCGAAGGATCGTTTTCCATGAGACGCATATACTGCGTTTCGTATTCAGAAAAAGCGGCACGAGCAATATCCAAAGCGTCTTTTTGCTCTCTCAAGCTAGATGTCTGGGATTCCAAGGAAGTAATCTGTTCTTCCATATCACCCATATCTCTTCGACCTTCAGCAGCTTGTAGTTCAAGCTGCAGTTTCATCCGGTCTTTCTCCGCATCACTTGCGCGAAGCAGCAGATTAACCTTCTCGTCCAGTTTCCCGTTCTCAATATCGTATTGGGAAATGGTCTGTGGGTATAGTTCTTGAAGCCTTTCGGTTACTTCAACCAGTTTTTCTTTCTGATACGTTAAATCACTAGATTTCCCCGTGTTGGCCTCGATAACTTCGCTCAGGTGTTTGTATTCCCATACCAAATCATTGGTGGTCTTAGCTTTATCGGCCACCTCATCATAACTACGCATACTATCTTTCAATGCATCGCCCATATGAATGAGTTCCTGACGTGCTTCTTCCTGGTGCTTCTTATATGCCATCACACCAAGCGTGAGCGCACCAACGGCCCCAATAGCTAAGCCGACAGGGTTAGTCATAAAACCGATTGCTGTACTGAATTTGCTAGCACCTTGTGTAGTGTCGAACAGAGTCTTTCCGACTTTGCCAAAATCCCGACCTATGGAAACTGCATTTTTGGCAAGTAATGCGGTAGGTACACCAAGGGCAATAATTTTGATAACATCTTTATTTTCTTTTGCCCAATTGGTCAAATCCCGCAATGTCGGCATCAGGTCTTCACCGATTGGGATGACAAGTTCAGTCATCAATTCTCGGCCGAGCCCTTGAATTTCTTTGGTCAAGCTGCTGTATTTAACTTCTTCAATTTCCTTCATGGTATCGAGCGTCTTATCAAACTCACCATTGGTGTCCTGCAACGCCTCTACCGCAGTGCTACGCAAGTCCTCATACTGGGTACCAAACAATTCAACGGAGAGTTGGTTACGTTCTTGGATGTCGTCAATACGATCAAGCGCCGCAATAACGTCCACAACTGCGTCTTTTGCCTTGATTGATCCGTCAGACAGACCAGCCATCAGTTGGTCACTATCGCCCATCATGCCCATGATTGCTTGAGACGCCACTTTATAGCTGCGTGCATTGCCTTGAAGATTTTTGACTAACTCTGTAGCCGTGTCTTTACTTACGTATTTGAGGAGTTCGCCGTATTCCTTCGTTTTGGTACCGCCCTGCTTCAAGGCGTAAATGTATTCCTCAACGCCTTCAGGTGCAAAAAGGAGCTGAAGGGATTCAACCACCTTGTCGTCACCACTATACAACCGAATATTAAACTCTTTGAGAATATCGCCCATTTTGTCTAGATTCCAAAGGCCTCGTTTTGCCCCTGACTCTAAAACAGAGAAAAATTCTTCAGAATTATAGCCTGCATCCGCAAATTGGACAGAATATTCATTAAGCGTGTCGAGCAAATCGTCATAACGGTTCAAACCCTTCTGGGTTCCTTGGGCGATTAAGTTAAACGCCTCGTCTGCTGTTAATCCCATATTTCTCATCAAGGCATCAACTGTACGGACAGATTCGTTGACTTCATAACCAAAAGTATCTTTCATGATCAATGCCTTTTTGGTTGCATCATCCAAAGCAGCTCCCGCCAAGTCGGTAACCTGGCGAACATTTACCAGTGCATCACCAATATCTTGGAACCCTTCTCCAATGTTTGAATTATAGATACCCTGAATAATGTCTTTGTATTGTGCCATGTCCTGAGCCGTTGCGCCCGTTGCAGCTCCCATCTGATGAACGGCATCATCCAATGAACCAATCTGACTAATCATGCCGCCAATCATGCCGCTGGCCGAATCAATAATGGCTTTGGCACCCGTGAACTGTAACGTTCGTTCAAAGACTTCACCAAACTCTTTCGCATCTTGGCGCAATTCATGAAATGCACCTTTAGCCTCGTTCGCATCCCTGGTTATCTTAACAAGCCCTTTAGTTCTTTGCAGACCCGCCAAATCCAGACCCAGAGCTGTCACGTCTTTGGTGATGGAGTCAAACGTCCTCGACAGGCGAGGATCAATGTCACCATTCAGCTCAAACCGGACTTCATACTGTTTGGCCATTACCTTCCGCCTCCCGACGCGCTTGTTCTTCTTCGTACAATTCACTGTTTGCTCTGATCCATTTCGCTAATAACCAAAGAGGACGGCTCATCCAATATGCTGGATCGCCGCCCACTCGGGATAGTCGTATTGACCATTTCATGACGCTTTTAATTGCACTTTCCCTTAACCCATACGATTCAAAAAACGCTTTGAAGCACCTGTGACTTTCACGAATTCTGGAGCCTTAAGTTTTTTCATAAAGTTAGGATGTACTCCAGCAGCCTTTGCAGCAAGAACTGCATGATATGCAGGGTGTTCATCTTTCATAGATACAAGAACGTTCTTCTTGCCTGCGATAAAGTCGATGAATTCCCCCTCGACGTCAATGATATCGTCACCTGAGAGTTCATCGAAATTTAAGTGCAGTTCCGTATATTCTACACCTTCCCATAAAATAGGCCGGGATAGTTTGACAACCACCCCAGCCTGCTGTACTTCGGTCAAATCTTCCAATTTCTTCTCTTGCTCTACCATGATAATTCCTCCTTATAGTTACAGCCCAAGAGCCTTGCGCACGTCTTCTTGATCGTCTACACCGTTTGTTTTACTGATATAAGCCAACTTGTCCAACTCAAAAACTTCGTCTCCGTCAATGAATATCTTGATATACAACACTTCGACTGTATTGCTCGTTCCGGTTTCAGCATTTTGAGCAAGTGTTCCCAAATCAATCCCTTTGCCTACTCCCTTAATAACAATCTTGATGGATTTAGTTACAAATTTAGTTCCTGTCACATCGTATTCCTTGAAGGCCCCTCTAATCTCCAGCTTTTTCACGCTGGAACTAACGAGCGCGAATGCGTCTTTATTAATTGTTCGCCAAGCAATGCCGATCTGGATTGCACCATAATGTCCTGCATCCGGCAAATCGATTTCTCCTAAGATGCCCATTCCCGATACAGTTGTGGTCATTGGCGTTAGGGATGGAAGTGTGATATCTCCCGTAGCGAAGCTATCTTTGTTGTCATCCAGAAACAGTGTCATACCCGCTAGCTTGATTGGAATGTTTTTCATGTGTTTCCCCTTTCTTTACGCTGCAAACATCGCGGCATAATATGAAGAATCGTAAGATACGATAAATTCAATTTCTTCGGCAGGTCCTGGTGGCGTGAAAATTACTCGGTAGACCATTCTACCAGCACTTAACTGTTCCGCTGGATTATCTGAACCATTGAATTCAACTCGACCACCGACTAGCAAATTCGCCCCTACTAGACCATTAATCCAAATGTTTGCATCATCCAAAACGGATTCAACCAACCTTTTATTTAATGGATTATCTACCTTGCTCCAATAATTCAGAACCAAGTTGTTTTTAACGTATGAGAACATCCGCCGCACGGGAATGAATGACCGCTGGGCATCCTTAAACTCAGGATATGCACCTGTTTTGTTACCCCATAACCGATAACCATCCTGCCAGTTAATAGCCGTAACAATGCCATTATCGTTAAGCATATTTGCTTGGTCATATGGCATGAAGACAGGCGTTCCATCTTTATAAACCATCCCATCTACATTGATTGACTGGTTAGAAGGCGTTTGTACAGGGAATCCGTTATTTGCTCCATCCGTTGTCAACATTCGCACTGCTGCAATGGTTGAGGAATGAAACGTGCGCCCTTTATTCGTGAATAACGGATAGGTATTGATGTTCAACATGGAGTCATACCCGTTTTCCTTCTTCCACTCGGCAATATCCATGTATTTTTGACTAGCATCCAAGTCTGTCACGGCGTACGCCTCGAATAGTCCGTTAACGTCCCTGGCTTTGGCTTCCATGATTGCTGCAATGACCGGATCATCTGAGTAACCTGGAGCAAGGATTAGATTCGGAACGAGTTTCGTTACTTGGAACACTTCTTCAATCAATTCCAGACCTGTGCGCACACCTGTTGTGACGTCAGTACCTCCAATGATCCGGCTAGCCGTAACAGCAGATGGATTCAGTGCTGTGTACCCAACACAAATATCTGAGCCTGTAATCGCTCCACCTGGAATGACAGCTAGAATCAGACGCCCTAGTGCGTTAAACGTGAGTGTGTAATCCGTATTGAGCACATACGTAGTGGCACTGTCTGAAGATGTAACTAGCACTTTATCTTTCAATACACCGTCAGCAGCAATCGTATACACTCCATCAACCAATGTGGCTAAAGCTGGAGCCGTAACCGTCACGTCTTTTGTCGGATCTAACACATTCACGAATGCAATAGGACCTTGCTGTTCATCGTCGAAATGAGCAAAAGCCGCTTCGCAAAGCGGGAATTCCTCCCAATCATCCACGTACCCCAATTTGCGCTTGTAATCTTGCATGTTAAAAGCCAAAATCACGCGATTGGTAGCCCCATAAGGATCGGCAGCTAAATGGACTGGAGCCGCACCGATATATACAGGTAATGTGTTAGCCTGTGCGCCCGATGGTGCAGCCTGGTTAAACTCTTCCCTTGTTTTTACACCGTGTGTCATTGATTACACCTCTCCCATAGATCGATATGCGGTATTAACCATGCTCCCGATCTGCTTTAATTTTTTTGTGGATTCTGCAAGTTCATTGACAGGGACAAACAAATGAACCATTAATGGATTTTGATCATACAACGCCTGCAAAAATGCCGGGCGTCCTCCAATAAACGTTTGATTCGTTCGGACAGATGCTCCATCTTTTCGAATGGACGGACCAATATAAATCAACTGTTCCGGCTCTTTGGATCGTGCCGTTGCTACTCTTTTCGCTGGTGCCTGTTCTTTAGCACCTTCGTTTTTTTCTTTGTTCTCTTCAGTAGACATCCTTCCATACCTCCTCTTCAATAGTTGGCGTAACCCATGTCGTTGTCATCCAGCCTGTCCAATATGGATCAGCCTGTTCGTCATGCAGCCCCATGGATAATGGACGTTCAATTTTGCACGGCCAGCCATTATACGTCTCACGCAATAAAGCAATTCGCACCGTTTCCATCAAATGCAATAGATCCATGTATCCGGCCTGCCCTGAACCGTGACAACCAAAAACCAACCCAATTTGTGATTCCCTCGTTGCGTCTTCTTCGGACTCCCCCCAAGTTACGATGATAAACGGCCAACGTTCGTCTATATCCATTGGATTAGCAGGGATGTCCGTAATTTCTTCATAATCCCCCGCCGCGCGTGGAGGCAAGTCCACTAAGTGCACATTCGGTCTCAGACGTGCAGGACTGAACATCATTTCCTTGGTCTGCTCTTCGAGAAATACCTTTATTTTCTCCATCAAACTAACTGGTGTCACGTTTTAAGCCTCCCCAACGCACGATCCAGCTCATGCGGCAATCTTTTAACCATTTCAGTTCCGTACACATCATTCACATGCTCCCTCACTTCAGGGTGGTTGATCATGGACGGCACTGCCGGCCCACGCATCTGTTTGATAGGTAGCCGTTTGGTACCAACACGCTCAAAGACCCCGACATGATTCCCTGCACGAGCAACAAACGCCCCAGGAATCGCTTTTTTTGCACCGCCGCGCAATACAGCTGCTTTTAAAGATTTAGGCGCTCGTTTTAGCCTCTTCTTTGGACTGACGCTAAAATTGATCAAGGGAATACTATTGCCTTTTGACACTAAAACAGCCGTCAAATTGCCTCCTGAAGCTTTCTGCAATCGGATAGTTTGCATAACTTCACCTTGTTTGACAATGTAACGTTGTCTGACCTTCCGACCAGTTTCCGTTTTAGCACGCTGCGAGGCGCGGTTCATGCTGGATAAAACAGCCTGTTTGACTGCTCTATCCATTTGTTTCAATGACCGATTCACTTGCTTGAAATTGTCTTTCACATGAACGAATCCGCTCATGGCCTCATACCGTTTTTCTTCAGCGTCAGACGCCAAATGCCTCCTTCTGGAGACGCGTCAATGATCATGTATTGGTTGAGATTAAGAAACAACAGTTGATCCACACGAGGAACAAACCATAATGCTTTGGCCTCAACGTAAATAATTGTCGTGTGCGCTGATACTCCCTCGCTCGACTTGGAAGGACGGCCGTCGATGTCATACATATCAATGATGATTGGAATTTCCCGATCTGTTCGGACGTTATCTTTATTTATCGTTGATATGGTATGCAATTCAGCATTCTCATCCAAATTCATGAAAATGCTGATATCGTCTGCAATCATGTCCTTAAACGCGCTCATCTTGAATCTCTTTCAATCGAGCTTCCAGCAGCTTAATTGCTCCCGCTCGTGGTTTCTCTTTGCCTTGTTCTTCGGCCAACAGGGCTTGAACAGATTCAGCATCATCCAGCGTCTTAACATGCTCGGCTAACTCTTCAACAGTTTTGAATTTTTCTGTTGTATCCGTAATGTCTGAGGTAGCATCTGGTTCCTCTTGCGCTTCCTCGATTTCTTCAAGTACGCCTTGTCCCTGAAGCAGTTCGACCATATCCAAAGGGATATGCCCCTGGATATTTTCGCCTGTCTCAAATAGTCGCCCGCCAAAATTTAAAGGTTGTTTTAGGATCTTTTGCTTCGTCATTTGGAGCGCCCCCTTATTGTCCTGGATTCATGAACATACCTCTGGAATCCAGCAACGTAACACCGTAATCAAAGTAAATCCGGAAATCCATTCCCAAACGGTCAAAAGGAATGTCTGTTTCAAGTGTCGGCTCCTCTTGGCCACGAAGATAAGTAACCTCTACGGTGTCAGCGATATTAGGATCAGCAGCCAAGTACCAAGCAAATTCGGAGTACTGATCCAGTTCAGCATCCACTACGATATCCATAGAGTTACGGAATACGTTTGTTACACCGCTGTGCTTGCCTTCAGGATCGGCTTCACTACGAATATATTGAGTTGCTGCTGTTTCTTGTTCAGCTGGAACAATGAGATATTTTGGAGCAATATTTAAAGTTGCTTCATTCCGAATACCCTTCTGCGTCCGCATTTTTTTACGACCTTCACTCATAGTAGTAGTATTAATACCACCCGCAGTACCCAGGTTATTATGATCAGCACTAAACATAGCCTTGCCATCAAAAATAAGCGGATTAGAGGCAATCATCTTGTACACCAGTTTGTTAATACCACGTTTGGCAGCAATAACATAAGCCGCAGGCACACGACTCAACACGCTCAGGTCATCATTGATAAACGCCTCGCGAGTAAAACCCCAGCGCTCTGCATACGTCAGCACCGCTTTGGTTACTTTTTCATCTTTCATTGCATCGTCATACTGAATGAGCCCATTTTGAGCTGTGCGTTGCAGTTCGCCCGCTTCAGAGATTCGATAGTGTTCCGCTGCTTTAAAGTCTGAGTTTGAACCTTTGCCCGTCCAGTATTGGAAAGTCGTTGGTGCTTCTGCGTATGCCTGAGACAGAGTTTTATTGGCTGCATTTGAGAGGATGGATTGGAATGTGGTATCTGGAGACAATGCGCGTTTCAACAGTTCCTCATCTCTCATCCGGTGAGCCCCCTCAATACCCGAGCGTTGCAAGCATTCCACTGCCAAATCCCGCATACGCATGGACCGGAGCTCTGGAGCTCCTGCAGCTGGCTTTTCAGGTGAACGTCCCGCACGCATCAAAAGTGCATCAGAAGCAGCTGCGCGGAACTTGTCACTGTCTTCTGCTCCCACATGAACTGATGAACGTTGTGGAGCTTTATCCGCAATTTGTTTTTGCAGGATGGCATCCTTCACAACCGCAACTGTACTGCCATCATTAATGAATGTTGAAGCATCCATGCCAAAATCACGGCAGAGCGTGTTAATTTCTGTAACCCGAGCCCGTTCAGCAACAATCCCTTGTTGTGTCGCTTGAGCTGGATCAATTGCTGGTGGCGCATTACCACGTTGTCCGTTATCTGCTGGAGGAGTTGACGTTCCTCCCAGCTCCGTACCTGTATCCGGTGCGTGTACCAATCCTTGTGCGGCCAAAGCCAACATTTTCAAACCCTTCATCTTGTCATCCTCACCTTCATTTTGATTAAAACTGCGTCCCACACCTACCGATGGATCTGCTGGTGTCGGTTCGATACTGATTTCAAACGGTTGCCACTTCAGGGCCACGTATGCCGGTCCGGTGTGACGTCCATTGGCAGATGTTTTCCCTGCCTTAACTTCCTCCCAGGACGACACGGAATAACCCACGGATACCCCTTTGATAATGCCTTTCTTGACCTTTTGCCACACCTTGTCAGAATCAGCATCGTCATCAAACTGAACCAGCGCCCTGGCTTTCCGTTCCGAATCATCAAGCCACACCTTTTGAATGATTCCGATCGGCATACGCCCATAGTTCTGATCGCGGCCATGAGCAAATAATAAAACCCCGACTTCGTTCAACCGTGTAAGGTCAACCGCAGCGGGGTCATGGCTTAATACTTCACTACCAAAATACCGTTCATAAGGTGCCTCGGAGGAAAACGACAGCTCCACGGTTCGATTATCTTCATCTAGCGTATCCCTACTAAATGTCAGCGAACGCGCAAATTGTTTCTCATCCGGCTGGGTGCCGTTTCTATGCAGCGTCATCGGCATCTTCATCCGCATCATCATCGGATTCATCTTGCTCACTATGTCCTGCCCCCTTTCCAGACTTTTCACCAATTAATTCATTGATTAGATTTATTTCAGCGGCACGCTGAATCACAACATCCCGCCAATCTTCTCCTCGCTCCGCACAAATTCGCGCAAGCGTATCTTGATTGGAGCTCAATGCCGTTTCATTCGCCTTAGCCTCTTTTAGTGGGTCAATCCAAGTGCTTCCCGGCGGAACCCATACATGAGCGGTATACTTTTTCTTATTCTCTGCAAGTAGCGGTAGATCGATCTTACCTGTCAGATACATAGATTCTAGAAACTCAAGGTAGATCGGTCGCAAAAAACGATTAATGATCATGTTTTGCATTTTCTTATACAGTTTCCGATCCTCAATCAATCCTTGCCGAGCTGATGAATAATTGACCTGAGATAAGTCACGCGAAACGGCCTCATAACTAAGCCCGAGCCCAGCAGCTATCATCCGGACTAACGTCGATAAGAAATCACGGGTGTTTGAAGCTTGTCCCGTTGGAATTACCGTCTGAACCTCATCGCCTGGGTTTAACTCACCAACCATACCAGGTGCGAGGGATAAACCGCTGTAATCGACTTCTGAACCTCCACCCCCGCGTACGCCTCGGCCAACACTACCAGTCGGAGTGCTTTTTTTAATGAACACCGACATGCATGCTAAAACCCTCTCTTTAATAGAAATGGCTTCGATGTATTGATTGGCATCCTTAATACGGTTCATCGCAGTGGCAAGTCTTGAAATTTCTCTCACTTGTCGCGGATCTTTCTTGTCAAATAGAAAAATAACGTCCTCAGCAGGAATTCGCACGGATTCAGCTGGATTATGGAAATAACCATCGCTTGCCTTTTTGAAATGATACGCGACTGGTCGGTTGAAATCATCAAGCTCGATACCTTCCACAATCCGCTTACCCTCACCAGGAACCAACAATGTATTTAGTTCATCTACGGACCGTAGTTGAATTTTGAAAGGAAACTCTGAATCATTGACATACACTTTCACAGCACAAATACCGCCATCCACGTTATAACGACGCAAAAGCATTTCCGTCATTTCTTCCATGGATTGCGTTCCTGTAATATCTATATTCTCGGGCTTACAAAATTCTTTCCAGAGTCTTTCAATCTCCTGATTCAATTCACCTGATGCATTACCAGATACATCATGTGGTATCTTCGCTTGCAGCATAATGCCAGTTCCAATCACATTCCGCTCAAACGCGTTCAGAATCCCTCCAACAATATCGCTGTTGTGCTCCAAGTCCTGAGCTCTGGCACGAATCAACGCACGTTCTCCGCGTTTCTGCTGCTCGTTTGGCGAACCCGAGGGATTCCACCCGTGATTCAGACGCCCTCGACTTCCTGAGTCAAATACACTCATCCCACTTCGCCAAGCTGCACGCTTGTAAGCCCATCTCGGGCTAATCGTAGCTATCGATCGATCAATCCAATTCAAATTGTTCACCTCCCCTCAAAATAAACTGTCCGGAAGATGCCATTGCCCTCAATAAGCGACTGGATTTCCCTTTCGAGACGCGTTCGTTCTTCATACAACAACCCTATATCCGGCTTCTTCACCGTACGGCTGCCAATACGATATTCTTGAGCCCCGCCCAAGATAACCCGGATAGCTTTTTTTGTTTCATCCAGTTCCGCTTGCAGTTCTATCAATCGTTCTTCGTTCGTCATGTCCAAGTTTCACCCCCTTGAATCCAAGATTTTTGCGCCGTTTTTTTCTTTTCCGGTTCAGGCATCGGCTCAGGCGGCGCTTCATAACGCATATACCTGATACCCAAGCAGTCCGCAGCAAAAGCGGCGTACACTTCTGTATCAAGATAATGGTTATCAGCATGTGACGTTTTAGGTCGCCATACCTCCACCTCGTTCTTACCTCGTTTTTCAATCACTTTCTCTTCTGCCGTGACTTGCTCGGCATAATCAAGATCGCAACCGTTATACACAAACCAGCCGCCAATTTCATCCGACTTTCGCACCAGTCGATTGGATATGAAGTCCTTGAAAAAGCCTCCATCAACATTGTAAAGTCTCAGACCATACTCGCCTTTGTCAACACGATCTATTAGCGATAATTTGTACTTACTGGGCAGTGGCGTGCTTGAACCCTTCACCGCAACAGCCCATTCGCTATTTTTGGCGCAAAAATCATATACTTCATCCGTGTTGAAACCTGAGTCGATCGCACACAAATTCACGAAATATTCATCACCATCACTGGTGCAGTATGAAATATTCATAACCTCTTCAACTTGCGCCCAAGTTTCAAGGACACCGTGCCGGATGTTATGGCTTGTCATACCTTCGCTCCAGGCTCGAATTGTGTAATAAAAACGATCTTTCTGTACATCGACACCGCCAGTTAGCAAAATAGTTTTATCAGGAACAATACCTTCCTCATAACCACTCTGTTTCTCCAGCACTTTGTCACTGTTTAATTTGATCTGAGTATTTTCCCAACACTCAGCAAGCCAAGAGTTAACAAAGTTCATTAGCTCTTCAGGAGAACTTTTTGAGGTCATGAATTCTGCCGCGACATCACCGAACCGAATCCAAGGGCTGTATATCGCATTTAAACCAAAACCTGTACGCCGCTTTAATTTGGTTGATCCGTTTTTATCTCGCCATTGTCCTGCACGAAGCATAGCAGGCTTATGAGCATCGCGAATAATTCCTTTACAGTGTTCACACTCATAATGAGCCGCACCCCGAATCACTTCGACATCCTGTGATTTATCGAATTTCACCTGTTTAAAGTTGAACGTCTGGAACTGGCCGCAGTGAGGACACGGCACATAAAACATCAACTGGACGTCTGCACTTTCCCACGCTTTCCAAATTGGACCCGTTCGAACTGTTGGCGTAGATGTCTGCATGATCTTCTTGTTGAATGGGAATGTCTTCGTCCGCTCTTTAGCAAGTGAACGTGGGTCAGCTTCTTTACCCGCTGATTTCGGGTATTTGTCCACCTCATCCATAAACAGATACCGAATTGGACGGCTCGACACCTGAGCAGGACTGTTTGCGCCGACAATGACGCAGTACATCCCGTCAAACTGAAGCTCTGCGTCTTTCGATGCCTCCGGCCTGAACCTTTGTCGTAGTTCTGGACTTAAATCCATCATGGGCTGTAGACGATTTTCTGAGGTGAACTGTGCCAGCTCTTTATTTGGATACATGACCATGCTGGGCGATGGATCTTGTGCAACCACATAGGCCAACATGTTATTCAGACATTCCGTTCCACCGACCTGAGTCGGTTTCAAGAAAATGATTTCCTCTATTCGCGGATCAGTGAACGCATCCATGATCCCGCGCAGATATGGCGTTCTATCTGTTGACCATTGACCAGGCTCGGCAGAAGTTTTGCTATCCAATACCCTGTATCGGTCTGCCCACTCTGCTACAGTCAGCTTTTCAGGTGGTCGCAGAACTTGGAAAGCCTCCGTTAGCCAGTCAGGCCATTTACTTTTTGCTGGACTTCTTGGCACTGTAAACACCACGGACTGACATCTGCTGCAAAACTGCAGTTGTTGAATCCGCTATATTTTGTTCCACTATTCGGACTGTCTCAGGATCAACAAAAGGTGCGACCTCCATCGCTACACGGCGACTGTAACCAGTCATTGACCGTTTCAGCGTAGTAAAAAAGCGCTGAAGTTCGGTAATGACCACTTCGCGCTTTACGTATTCGCCTCTAGCAACAGCATTTTTTAATGCAGCAGCTTCGGCCTGTTGCTCCTTTAGCCTAGCTTCATGTTTTAGTTTTTTAGCTGCGTCTGTCTTGGGTTCCCCCTCTTCGTCTCCCTCTTCATCGCCGCCTAACTTGTAATCCATGACCCAATCATGACAGTCTTTTAATGGGTACCAACCGTTCTTGATTTTGGGCATTCCCAACTTCACCCACTGTGCAAGTGTGTTCCGATGGACGCCAAAAAGCTCGGCAGCATATGAAGCACTGATACATAAGGTTTCTTCGATCATTCTCACATCATTTTCCACGCCCCAAACACCCCCTCAAAATGCACAATGCACAGTGATTTTTTTTTAATAAAAACAGCCGTAAATCGGGGTCATTCGTACCCGCACCCCGCCCCCGGCCCGGGAAGGACCCAAAACGCCGTCCCTCACTCTCCCAAGATGCCCCCAGGCTCCAAAACAGGTGATTTAGAGCTTATGATGCCAACTTGAAGGAGCAAGACGCTCAATACTTCCTCGATCTGAGTGTCGAACCCATTCCTAAACCTTCCCGTGTTGCCTGTAGATCGGGCTCTAAGCAAAGCGTTCAGTATCTCCATGCGATTGTTGAACAACTGCTGTTCCTTCTCGCATTCGGAAGCCTGGGGTTTACTGATCGAACTACCTCCGTTCGGTGGTCTAAGCATTGAAGGAGGAACAATTGTTTCTGATCCTTCATTGCCTATCGCACTCGCGCCTTCTACAATGCCACCTTGAGCATAAGCAACCGGAGGCTTCCTTGCAGTGGGTTTACATGGATAACCATCCTTATCCCAGTAAGTTCCTTTCGGTAGCTTATCAGTACAACGCAGGCACCACTGGCCTGGTGTTTTCTTATTGCAATGTCCACAATGAAACATGTCTCGTGGGGATATTGCATCTCGTAGTTTATTAAACATCGTCATGCCACCTTAAGAGTTATTTCAGTACCACGGTTCTCATAACAACAGCCCTATTAAACTTCCATCTTCCCAGATAATTCCTTACAGTGTAGAATGATAATGCGTAACAGTTCATAGCAAAGGTGGTGAGAATATGCAGTTTGAAGGTGCTGTAATTAAAGAGCAAGGAATAACATTCGGCATCGTTGTTGTTAAGCCTCACGTGCTTAGCATATCGTCTACAGCCGACCAGATGCGTTCTTTCGGGACACGCGCATTCGGTCCCATGCCAATAATCCTCATGGCACAGGACGCACGCGGTATTCCTACTTATAGCGGAAGAAAAGACATTGTAAACTTCTTAGCTAACATAAGTCCGAGCCGAATTCCTTTCAAACGCTATACTCTTTAAGGCAATAACGATTCTGGCACAGCCTCTTCCACTCTCAGGTCAACTTCTGGTGCATTGTCAAGAATGCGCTGGAAGTCTTCCGGAGTGATGGCCACACCTTCAGATGTTTTAATATCTTCTCGCATAGTATTCACCCCCTCTATTAAAGTAGGATAGACCAACCATATAATTGACTAACTAGCTGATGGTCCTCAAACTTCATTCCTCCATTATTCCATCCAATCTTCAATGCTTCGATGTGGCTTTATTGCCGTTATAATGGAGCATCTGGTTAAGAACCAGCACACGTTTAAGCAATGAACGGACCTCCCGCTTACGCTCCTCCTCCACATAAAACGTCCCTTGTCTTACTGCCAGAAGCTTCACGTTCAGTATCTCGTCTCGCTCAGCAGTTAATGACCGCACTCCTTTTGGCGTTAACCATGTAAGCCATCTACGATTCTTTGTCATACTGAACCTCCTTCTGACATCGTGGCCACTTGCACATCTGAACTGATCCCGCCCATTCACCCCAGACGCAACCTCTGCACCTCTCAGGTTGCAACTTAGATATGTACGGTATTGGCGGTTCCTTGATTGCTACGAATCGTGGACTTCTAATCAATGGAGATGTCACCGTCCAGTTCGGTCCAGTAGGCGTTACCCATGCTATCCTCGACACGAATTTGGATTGTTCCGTCTGCCGCTTGCTTAGCATCAACAATATCAATCCTACGAGTAACTGAACCAGTTGCACCGATAAGCTCACTCGCTTTATATTCCGGCATCTTCATTCCCTCCCTTCATATTTACAAGCGCTTGGGATTACACAAAAAAATAAGCCACCCGCTGTTGGATGGCTTTCAAAAAGGATATGAAGAAAACACCGTAGTTGGCCCTGCCGGGACTCGAACGCCAGCTGCTGCCTGTAGGCCATAATAGTATCCGTATTTATATCCCGCCCGGATGGAGCGGCTGCGGGGAATCTAACCCCATCCCCACACTGCACCCTTGACGATCCACGTCTAAGGAACGCCTTCCCACAGCGCAGCCGAGTACGCTGCGATAACGGGCAGGCACACCGGGGAAGAAGTTTCCTTCCCTATGTGCCTAGTCTAAGTCTGAACCACAGACATTGTGTCGACGAACTACGGACGCGTTACAGACACGATTGAGGTAATTCGCCATTAAAATTCCTTGATTTGGATATTGGATAATAATATAATTATGAGCGTGAAACCAATCAAGCTCTCTCTAGAAAGGAAGTAGGTGATTCTCATATGAAAATAACAAGCGTTTCTTTTCAAAATTCGGTAACAGTTCGACTGGCTGACCAAACGCATGATTGTCCTGAGTAACAAACTTTAGAATCGCCATAAAGGGTTTACTTTTGGTAGGGTAAACCGCCAACTCTTCTCTATGTGACTTGACTTGATTGGTATCTCACACTTTATCCCATAAGGCTCATTAGTTCTTGCGTGGTAATCATAGTTCCAAACTTCGATTCGACTTCCTTTGAACTCTGGGGAGGGCTGACAGCCTATCCCCAGACCTGGGCGGGAGCCCTTGTAAAAATAAGGAGGAAGTTATTATGAGAAGTAGTTGGAAAGATACTACCAAAAACTGCCTGGAGTTTGCACTATTTGCGTTGGGGTTTTATGCCTCGACAATAGGATTTGTGTGGGCTTCGCTATGCTGGATGCTGTTGTACTTCTTACATAAGAAATTATAACAATCTCATAGCTTTGGGAAGAAAAAAGAGGATCTGATCAATCCTCTTTTTTTAATACTTAATTTAGGTTTTTTACAACACTCCAATTATTTTCAGAGTCTCTGCAACTGACTCAATTCCTCTAACAATTTGACGATCTATAGACCTATCTGTCACACTGCTAAATCTTTTAATTGTTCCCCATCTTGGGTTTCCTCTAATGAATCGAAATTCCATCACTCTACGTACAGCATCGTCAACAATTAAACTCACAGCCATTTCAATACATGTAGTCTTTTGTCGATACTCTATTAACACTTGATTTTCCTTTTCAGTGAGATTATCTTTCTTAGCCAATTCCAGGATTATACTCTTCATTCGAGTAAATCTCTGAAGTAATCTTTTAGCCATTAAGATATCTTGCTCACTTGCATTTGGAAACAGCTCCATTTGTATTACCGCCTCCATGCTCTGCACCTTCCTCCGATTCTTTTACTAGCCGATCATTCTCAACAAACAATAGAGTGCATTTCCTCTGCCAGTAATCAACACTACGGCGAAGTGAGTCTATTTCTGCTTGCTGGATCTCCGCATGTTGGGAAAACTCCTTGTCTTGAATAAACATAGCCTCTCTGTTGCTGTCGGCCAGTGCTTTGTACTTATCAAGTTGTAGGAGAACCGCGCAAAACAGTTCATAGTCTGAATCACTGAAGTACTCCCTCGCCAGACCGTCTATTTTAGCCTGTGCGGCTTCTAATGTCGGTTGGGTCATTTTGCCACCGCCTCAGACTTCTTCAATTCCCTGTACACGTTCTCGGGAATCTGAGATATGATTGCTTTCGGACGGATGCGCTTCTTTTCCGATATGTCGGCAATAGCTCGGGCTGGATGGCTGCTTTCGAACAGCTCAACCAGTTCCCCCGCCAACTCACTTTTAAAATATCTGATTCTCGCCATGGTGTTCCCCTCCATCACACATTGTTACATGTTCAAAATACAAATCCGAGTCATCCAGCTCTTCGTCATCGATGCGGGTTATGGTGAACACCCGGCAACATACCGGGCATTCTACTGTATCCCCCAATTCAAACTCTGTAGGCATAACAGCACCTCACCATTCATTCCGTGCTCTAACTTTATTCAACTCAGCTTGTGTCAGTATCACAGATACCGGCTCGTAATTATCCTTGATTGACTGGACATCGTTATTGAGTGGCAAGTGAGTGATTAAACTAAAGAAGTCCTCAATGTCCTGCTCCCCTGGCTCAGCAAGATCCGGACGGATGATCATCATGGCATCAGACAAGACTTCTGTATCCAGATCCACATCAGACCAATCACCGCAATCCATACCGTCACACAGGTACCGTCCTGCCTTGCCCTTCGCCTTGAATGCTATTGCTTTGATCATGTATATCACCCCTTATATGATTCGGTAGGCAATGGTTTAGTATTTCGAGAGACCCACGCAAACCCACGTGTACGCCTCCATGATTCCTCTATCAGATATGACACCCCTTTGGGTACGAAAACGTCAGGGGCCACCCTCAGCATCCCGCAGGCTGTTCGGATCTCCCTGTGATGTGCAATGTCTGTTTCAACAGAGACAACAAGTTTGATCCGCTCTACCTCACATCCTGATCTGATCAAGGGGATTAATGCCCGTTCTATCTTCACTACCTCAGCGGAGGATGGGTCCTTTCAGGCCAATTGTTCATCCATTCTTGCTATTAGCTTCTTAACAGCACCCTTGTACTTCTCATGCATGTCTGCATCTGTTTTCTGAACTACATCAAGTGCATTCAACAAATTATCGAATGCATCCCCAAGAGTCTTGAAGCTTGTTTTGAATATAGCAGCCTCTTCCCCCGTACCCTGGGCAACCTTCTTCCGGAGTTCAGCCAATTCAGACTCGATCTCTGCCGGAACCTTCTCAACAATCGCAGGAACATCAATAGGCTTAGCTTTCAGCTCCTGTTCGAGCTGCTTAATCTGTGCCAATGATGCAGCATGTTGCTGTTTCGCTTCCTCAAGAGCTTCTTGGAGCGCAGCAGCTTGTCCATCATCCTCACCAGCTTCTGCCTTAGCTGCAGCAGCTTCCGCTTTTGCTTTCAGGTTTTCAACGATCTGAGCATGGTCCGCCTGCTGAATCTCTAGCTTCTCCCGTACCTTTCGTTCCTTCTCCATTGCCTCTTGAGCTTTTTTCAATTCTTTCTCTGCTGCCTTCTGGGCCTTCTCTGCCTCTTTACGGGCTTTCACTGCTTCGGCTAATTGACGAGTGGACATGCTGTCTACATCATTCTCCTGAACAAACTCCTCGCGTTCATCAGCCGGAATTCCCAATAATGCAATTGCCTGAGTGTAATTCAAATTTCCAAGCGCTTGAGAGTTTGCGTTATCCCCAAACAAAGAAAGCTGATCGGATCCGTATTCCTTAAAAATCTTCATCAGGTTGTTGGCCGTAGACTGTTTGTAATCAACAGAATCAGCCAACCAGTTCATCCACTCACCGTGCTGCATCATCTCTTTTGCCTCAGTGAGTCTTCTCCCAATCTCAATGGAGCTGTGAAGCATAATCTGTTTGGTGTGGTCCTTAATGCTGTTAATCTCAATGGCGATTGTCTCGATAGTGCGGATGGCTAATTGGCTCATACTGCTACCCCCTCATGTAATTGTGTAACTTCAACGCGAGTGCGCTTTTTATTTAAAAGCTTCTTAGCTATGAATTGATCAACAAATTCATTAACTTCGGTGGTCATAGACTTATTGTTCAACCCTCTACACTGCATGACTTTATGTTCTCTAACTTCCATCGTGTAAAATGGCTTATCCGGATCGCTGGCCCGTCTGATCACTAGCAATAACATTTCACCTGCAGCATATCTATTTGCGTATCCCCCTACACAATGTTTAAGCGCCTTACCTTCTTCAAACAATTCTTCCGATGATTCAGCTGCGCGGATTAGGAGACCATTGTGATGAAACTCGTATTTTTTCAATTTGGCCAACCTTGATTTGATTTGACGATCAACTTCCTCGTCTCGTTTAATCCTAATTCTCTTGGTGAGCTTCGCATGTTCCCTATGAAGGTCATTAGGTAAGAGATAACGATCCTCTTTCAAACTCATTCCTAACTGTTCACACTGGCCCCGGTAATCTCTCCAGTCATTCAGAACGCTATATAATCCTCGGTATTCAGAAGTATAATGTTCCTTTTGCAACTGCTTTAGAAGATATTTAAGAACAGTAGCTTCAGGTGCAAACTCGCAGGCGGTTTTGTATAGATAATTCTCCTGTCCAACATGTAAATCTCCGAGAAGCTTCGCGTCCTCTAAACTGACAGGTAACCCCTTTGATCTGAAACGTTGGTAAAATCTCAACTGTAAGGCCGTCAAACGAAGGCCGCTCTGACGAAGCTCCTTCAATTCTGCCTTATCCAAACGCAGAACCTTTTGAAGATTCTTTCCTCTCCAATTCACAGCCCCATAGGTAGCATCTTTGTAGAGTTTCGCCCATACAAGATTATCGAAGCCTGATTTAGTCAAGTACTCAACACAAGGATATCGTGCAGCCATATCGAAAAACTCTGTCATGTCAGTAACATAACGGTGGTTTTTATACTTTGTATATGTCTCCCAAGTTGAATACTGGAACGGAGTACCTTTAACGGCTCTCCGGATGTTGGCAGTTGACATAAATTTCGGATAATTACCGTAGCCAGAAAAGTATCTATCGAATGCTGAATGGACTGACTTCGCTTGCTTACCATATGTGAAGAACGTGCTGCTTCCTGGAAGAAAAAGATATTGATGCGAGGAACAATACTCTGTTTTCACATCCAGATAGCTCCCGCTGTAGTCTCTTCTCACATCAATAACACGAGCGGTGATAGCTTGGGGGTCTATGATTGACTTTTCATACCAGACCAAAACAGCCTTATCAACCATACGACTTCTTCCCAAACCCGCTGCCCTTACCTCACACATAGATTTGCAGTGTGGACACTTTACCTTTGCATCCTGTTTGTGCTTCAGCTTGATATCCGGAAAATGCTGCTTCTGACAATGGGTGCAATATGCCGATTGAATCCCTTTTGCAACTTTTGAAGTTCGAATGAATAGATACCTACTCTGTGTCAAAACCGTATCGGTCACATAACTAACAAGAGCTTTACTGATCATTTCAGGAAAATGGCTTATAAATTTCTCGTATTCCATGTTCATCACTCCTCACAAAAGTTCGTCAAGCGACACATCAAATTTACGATCAGGTTGTTTCGCTGCCGGTTCTTGTTTCTCGACCACGACTTCACCCTCTATGCTGAAATACTTCAGTACAACCGCGTAACCTTCTTCGTCCGTCAGCATAGCCATGCCGCCAACTGCCTTTTTCTTGGCTTCTGCCTGCATTGCAAACAAACTTTTGGCAATTGTTTTATCAGCAGCTATCACCTGTTCAGCGGAATCAGGGTTCGTCTGGATGTGTTTAATCAGGAAATCTCCAATCAACTTGATATAGGCGTTCGTCCCGGTTCCATCCATTTCAGCTTTCAACTTTGCAATTGCTTGCTCCACGTTCGTATCCCCTCTCAATTCGTAATTAACTTGGATCCGTTGCGATATAGTCAACTGCTCCGCACCCAATCCGCAGTACGGGCATGTGTGATGTGAATTAATAAATTTGGTCATGTCCTGGCCGCAGCTCAGACAGATCAGCACAGCCCCCGGCTTGATCACCCGCCGCAACCCATAACCGGCGTATGTCTGCCGCACCTCTATGGATCTCTTTTCAAGGGGGGTTATCTTGTCCAAGTCCAATTCCTCCATGGCCCTTGAAAACAAGGGAACATATCGGTACTGATCCTTGGCCTTGCCGTTGTAGATATACCCCGCAGGCTCTTCAAAATCCGGAACAGGCGAACCCAGTGCCGCGCAACGGCTATACGGTAGCAGAATGTCACCGATTGGCCGGGGCAAATTCCAGCGTCCGCCCATAACCCATTCACCGTTGATCTCTTCCTCTTTCGGAACAAATACGGGAATGCCGCAATTTGCAACCTCCTGACGGTTCAACCATCGGTGATTCATCAGCGTTCACCCGCCTTTGCCGCCTGATTTGCCTCCGCAGCTCGCATCAGTGCCTCAAACTCTTCATCACTTGGTCCAGAATTAGGGTTTGTATCACTTTGAACGATAGGAATCGGTGTTTTTCCGCTTTTGCCGCCCGCGCCGCCGGAACCCTTTCCGCCTTTTGCCTTATCCGAACGCATCTCCAAAACCAAAGTACCGAACTTTTCCCTGAATTTACTGCCAGATAGGACATTTTTCCGCCAAAACACGCTTTTCGGTAGCCAGTCCATCACATCACGAATGAGATTCTTGTCTTCCTGGCCGTCAACTTCGACCAACAGCCGGAAATCATCCGCCCATGTCTGCATGTTCGAGCGTTTCGTCAAGTGCAAAACACCTTCTGCTTCCGCGAATCCATCAATTTTTTCTTTCAGATAGTTCGCCATTTTCAGAAACGTGCTGTCTTCTTCGTACACCCGTTTTTCCTTTTTTTTGGAACCTTTTTTCGGGGTTTTGCCAGTTTGCGAATCCGGCGCTGCCGAGCTGTTGTCGGACTGTTCGGGTTTCGGGTTTTGATCTTGATCTTGGTTTGGCTCTTTTTCTTGATCTGGGGGTATATCTTTATCTTTTATATCTTTCTTAATCTCTATCTCTTTCTCTATCTCTGCACCGGATTTCTGTTGGATGTCCGTTGGACTTCCGTCGGACTTCTTTTGGACAGGAGGCGAAGAAGCTTTTGCTTTTTTTTCCTCTTCGCGCTTGTCAGCCTTCCGCGCAGCGTCTTTTTCACGGTTCTGAATAAGCTTCCCGCCTATCTCCATCCAGTTAACAATCCCGCGTCCCTCCTCGGTTTCCTCAATATACCCGGCGTAGAATAGAGCAGATACAAGGTCACTTGGATCGCCTTTAAAATGCATTGCATCGGCAATGTCTTCAGCTTCAATTTCGCTGATGTTACCATCTGGTGCCCAGTCAACGGCCCACCACCAAAACATGTGTAATGACCCCACCGCAGTCGGTCTATCCATACCTGTACGGCGGCAAAACTTGCCTGTTTTGGGGTCTCTGTCTGTCGCTACGTAGCTTTTTATCCATAACATTTTTAATTTTCCACCGCCTTCAATCCGACATGGGCAGGACATCCGCACACTGTCCAGTGGATGTCCGTTGGACATCTTGCGGACATCCTATGCATGTCCTACTTCCAAAATTGCTTGCCGTCTCCGACTGTGTAATAAATGTAAAGCTCTGCCTGCTTGTCCACTTTCCACGCCCGACCATCGGCGGTTTCATCCACCCAGTTATGGCAAGTTCCCGTGGCCGTTTTCGGACCACATAGGACGACGATGTTCCACGGTGAACGTCCCGTACCGTACTGGCTTGCATTAATCATGTGCGCACGTTCAAAACGGTAACGCGGTACACTGCAACCACAACGCTCACATTTCGTGTATCCCGCCTCACTGGAACGTCTGTATACTTCCTTATCCACTTTGACCGTAATGGCCGTGTGTTGGCCCTGAGTGGGCTTACGGCGCTTAAATTTTGGTTTAGGCGCAGGGTTATATCCGAACTCAGCCATGTACTCCGCCTCCTGTTATATGCATTTCAATCCGCACCCGTAGGCGCAGCTCATAAATCTTTTCCTTCACCGAATTAAGCTCGTTCTTCCAATAAGCCTTTTGTTCCAGCGCATCAGCTTCGATCATTCGAAGATCAGCAGTAGCACGTGCAGCAGCTACTTCCTTCTCACCGCGTTTGGCTGTCGCTCTTGCCTCAGCATCAACGTTGTCACGCAATACGTGTATCTTGGCGTAATCTCCATCCTTCTGAGCCGAAACACGACCCATAATCATGTGGGCATCAGTAAGCAGACGGATTTTCTCTACCATTCCGCCAGGAGAGTATTCGTCGTACTGATCAGCTTCCTCGCGGAGACGCTTAATCTGCCTAACGTACTCGCCCATTTGATCCGCACTGGTACGTGACGTATTCAGTTCACGGAGATAATCGTTTATATCCACCGCTTACCTCCTTGTGTTGTTATTTGAAATTTGATATGATTGCCGTAGAATTTTTCCAAAGTGTTTAACCAATGACTACGCGGTCCAGGCGTGGTCATTTTTCATTTATAAGAGCTTTGTACTCCTTAAGATGTCGATCATTGCAATAAGTCAACTTGCCAACTTGAACATAACTTTCTCCATACTCGATCCGCCGGAAGCATAAAGGACAATTCCCAATATGACGTTTCGGCTTTTGCTTTTTCTCTTTTATAGGTGGCTCGCCTTCAGTACGCTGAAGCTCTACTTCTATTTCCTTCCGCACTACTTGAAGTTCCTTAATCCGATAAAAGTCTGTTTCGTCGAGGATTTTCCTACAGATTTCGTTATGCCGCTTACGTAATTCCCGCCGCTGATTATTCACCTCTGCACCTCCTTGTCAAAGTTCTATTTCCCAACTGTTCCAACATACCGTTTCATTAATGTTCCAGTACAATGTTGCTTGTCTATCAACTTCCTAAAATATGCTAAACTGTTAGTGTCCTATCGTCGTCGTATCAAGGCAGAACCCTCCGGGCGAATGGAGCGTGATGTGTCTTCTTCTTTTTCTTCTTTTTCAACTCTGATTTCTCCATACGGTTAGCCGCCGCTATGGAAGATCGCAATTTAGACCATGTAGCCTTAGCCATGATTGCCAACGTATCACCCCACACAGTGAAGCGCTGGTTGAACGGAAAGTTTGAACCCAGACATAAGAATCTTGTACGGTTAACGGACGCACTTGATGTATCCGGGGATTACCTGTTAGGCAGAACCTGATTTAATACTTAGCCCGGGGGGTTCTGTCTTGATACGACTTCAGGGCGACTACTATTTCCCCTTAATCAGATTCTTTATTAAATTCTTCATTGATCAGGTGCTTGATAGATTCATCGAACCAACTCGATGTTTCCGGATCGGCAGCTTGCATCTGCTGCAGGAAACTGATGCGCCGTTGCAACTGTTGATGATTCGGCAACTCTCTCCCCCTCCTCTATTCCAAGATCAAACTTGAGATCGGATATTTCTTTGTCCAACCAGCAGTTGCCTGCATCCATCGCGAACCCACTTTCGCGGAACTGCATCAGGCTTTCTAGGTGGACCCATGCAAACCAATTGATCGTTTCCATTCATTGGACCCCTTTCTTCAGTTCATACACGTTCCAACACATCGTTACTGGCACAATACATCGTTTCTTATGCTGCTATTGGACTCTTTCTTCTTTTCTGAAGTAATTAGCCGCCCTCTGCTCAGCTCTCCAAGTTTCCAAATCAGCAAGACGGAATTTTATTGAGGGTCTTCTTGAACCGGTTGCCCCGTAACGTTCATGGGGTATTCTTCCTTCCTGGCACATACGATAAATCAGTTTTTCGGAAACACCTATGTGCTTTGCTGCTTCGATTACGTCAAGCGTTTTGTCTATTAGCCCAGAAAACTCTGCTTTGAGCCTTTTCTCAGCTATGGCCACTTGCTCATTCACGATAGACCTGATAGCATCTTCAAGAGCGCCTAGCATTTTATCCATAAGAACTCTCCTTTCCAAGTGTGCTATAATGCACTTTAGATATGACCTCTTACCAAATCATCAACGGTACATCCCAGGGCATTAGACAGTTTTACTAATGTCTCCGCGTATGGTCCTTGTTTTTTCTTTCCAATGTTGTAAAGGGCCGACACGGCAACTCCGCTTTCTTTGGATAGGCGGTAGATTGTCCATTCCTTCTTATCAATCATCCTTTTAATATTTGCTTCGATTTCCAACCCCATGTGATCACCTCCTGAACACATACTATAACTCTATGGTGTTATATACAATCGGCGTTATAACCCGAAAGAGTTACAAAATCCGACATTCTCTCCCGTTTACTTTGAATCGCTTGACTTATCTCCCTTTTCTGTTTTATTATAACTTCATAGAGTTATAACACATTAGAGTCATATATAGGAGGCATTTTAGGTGGATTTAGCAGAAAAGATATTAGAACTAATGGATGAACAAGGTATCACTAAATACCGACTCTCTAAAGAAACTGGTGTCTCCTATACAGGTCTTACTAAGATTCTTTCCGGACAAACAAAGCACCCTCAAATTGATTCACTTCAAGCAATTGCAAATTTTTTCAGTAAACCACTCGATTACTTTATGGATCAGGAAGAAGAGCAGCCGTCTCCTGATTGGGCTACTCCTAAAGATCTAGCGGACATTAAGAAAATTCTTGAAGAAGATCAACCCGTCTTGTTTGATGGCGTGCCAATCACAGAAGAAAAACGACAAAGAGCCATGGATATCCTTACTGGATTGCTTTGGGAAGCTAAAGAACTAAACAAGAAAACTTATGGTCGCAAGAACAAGCCTAAAGACGAAGAGTAGGTGACTCTGTTGGATGACATCATTCACAAGCTTGTTCGTAGATTCAAAACAAACGATCCTTTTGTAATCGCCAAAGGTCTGAACATATTAGTCCGACATGCTGAGTTTGATCCTGGTACTAGGGGGTTTTACTACAAGCGGTTACGAAGGCGGTTTATTGTTATTCATAATGGCCTGTCTGAGGAGTGGCAACGTGTAGTATGTGCCCACGAGCTTGGACATGATCGACTCCATTCAGGCATGAGCCAATTCTGGATTGATGAGCATACATTTTTCAACCTTGGGAAATATGAACGACAAGCCAATATATTTGCAGTGAAACTTCTAACTCATTCTATTGAGCGCCAATCAGGAGAAACACGAGAGGCTTACTTATTAAGATGCGGCGTACCAAAGCAACTGCATAACTTGGAAATGTAACTTTGCGCTTTCCAGCCGCAAGGCTGTTTACCATACACAAAAACAGAACTGATGTTCGAAACGGAGGGAAAGAAGTGGCAAAAGGAAGTATAGAAAAACGAGGGGAAAACAAGTGGCGACTCACAGTAGACTTGGGGCTAAACAATGATGGCAGCCGTAATCGCCCACGTAAGACTATAACTGTCGAAGACAAGGCACTACTGAAAACAACTAAAAAGCTCAAAGATTATTTAGATGATGAGCTTGCCAAGTTTAAGCAAGAAGTTCTTAGCGGCAGTTACATCGCACCCTCAAAGCTCACATTCAAAGAGTTCTACGAAAACGAATGGAAACCCAAAGACGCCGAACCACGATTAAAGCGGACGACGTTCTTATCACACTGTTCTAAAATTGAGAATCATGTATTACCAGTCATCGGACATTTAAGGATTGATGAGATCACCACAATGAGGCTCGTAACGCTTTTCAATGATTTAAGGAAGCCTGGTGCCCGAATTGACAAACGAGGCGGTAAAGAGACCATTAGTTCTCGCACAATTCAATACATTTATGATGTAACCATGAGCATATTCAAAAGAGCTGTAGAATGGAAAGTCCTAAATGAGAATCCCTTGGACGGTATTCAGCGTCCGCAGGTAAGTAAGGAAGACAAGAAAGCCCGAAAGGACAGGAAGAACTTTTTCGAAGAAGAGGAAGCCACTGAGGTTATTGATACATTGATCAATAGCGATACTCACTGGAAACTTTATTTCCTTGGAGCCATTATTGGAGGTTTCAGGCGTGGTGAATTAATTGCGCTGGATGAGGACGACTGCGACTTTGTAAATAACCGTTTGCGCATCGATGAGAGTATTTCGCATACCCAGAATGGACAGGCAGACATTACAGACACAAAAAACGAAGCGTCCGACGATTATGTAGATATGCCACAATGGTATATGGATCAACTCGCTGTTCATCTCAAAGCCATGCGCAAATTACGTTTTGAGGCAAAGGCACAGGGGAAATGGAAAGGCGGAGATAGGAACTTTGTGTTCCATTCAGGGACAGGAAAACCCTATTACCACACTTCACCATCTCAACAGTGGAAAATATGGTGTGATCGGAACGGATTCCGAAACGTGTCTCTACATGGGCTGCGTCATACGAATGCAACCTATTTGCTAGGTCAGGGAGCATCTATAAAGGAGATCCAACATCGATTGCGACACTCGACATCTCAGGTGACCACAGACACATATGCTCATGTCACCAAGAAGTTAAGTCGAAAAACAACAGCACACCTCGATGTATTCGATCCTAAAGTTCGTCCCCAATCCGTCCCCAAAGAGGAAAAATCCACTCGTTCCCTTTGA